CTTCACCGACTGGCGTGCAATGTACGGTACACCGGGCGTTTAATGTTTTAAAGGTTATGTGGGGAGACCTTAACTCCCCACTTCATTCTGTCTAAACTTTTCAAGGAGAAAGACAAATGCCTCAATATTCAGATGACCTATTTTTAGGCCCAGCCCAAACTTACATGGGTACGGGTTTACGTAATGCCTCTACTACCGCAATTGGTGGTACTGGTAGTGTTTCTTCCGCAACTCTAACAATCACCTCTGTGGGCTTTGGCGCACCAATTACTGTTGGCATGTATGTTGACGGTACTGGCGTGACTGATGGCACGTTTATCACTGCCTTTGGCACTGGTACTGGTGGTGTTGGTACTTATACTCTCAATCAAGCAATCAACATTGCAAACACTGTTGCGTTGACTTTGCATAATTTACAAGGCTTTGACAACCCATCCCCAATGAGCCTTGGTGTTGGCCCACTTGGTCGCATCTATGTGTGGGATGTAATTCCTCAAGCCGCTGTTGCAAACAACATTGCAGCTTCACAAACTCCTACTGTTGCTGGCGCTTTGACGCTAACTGCTGGAACTAATGTAAAGGCAATTGTTACAAACGCCGGTACTTCAGCATTTGCGCTTGATGTGCCTCGTGGTGTTCGCGTGACAACTGCAACCGCAGCTGCTGCAACATTGTCAGGCGTTGTGATTGCCAACACAACAGGCGGTATCACATTCACTTCGCAAGCAGGTTTGGTAACTGGTCAGCGTTTGACTATTTCTGGCACTTTTGGTGGCACAGGTTCTATCACTGGCTACACAGACCCAACAACCTATGTTTTGACCGCTGTGACAGCGACTTCTGCAACGCTGACTACCACAGCAGGTGCGGCAGTTGTAACCACCGCAGGTACACCAACAGGTTTGACTTACACCTTGGGCGTGGCTCCTGTGACTGTTACCGTATCGGGCTTTGATGTTTACGGTCAAGCAATGAGCGAAGCAATCACTTCTAGCGCAGCTGTTAGCACTGCTGTGAATGGTTTAAAAGCCTTCTACCTTGTTACTTCTGTGAGCGTAAGTGGCGCTACTGGTACTGCTCTGACTGTTGGCACAACCAACGTATTGGGTTGTCCAGTTCGTGTTCCTAACATTGCGTATGTGGCAAGTGTTAAGAGCAACAACGCTTTGGCGCAAGATGGTGGTAGTTTTATTGCCGCTGACACTGCAACTGCTACGACCACCACTGGTGATGTTCGCGGTACATATACCCCTGCAACTGCGTCGAACGGTATCGTTCGCACAGTAGTAGGAATCTTGTTGCCAGCAATCGCTGTTGGCCCTAACGCAACTCGCGTTGGTGCACTTGGCGTAACTCAAGCTTAATAGGAGAGCAAAATGGGTCAATTTAAACCAATGGTAAAAATGAAAACTACTGAGCCTTCTGTTGAGCTAAAACTCAAAAAAGGTGGTAGTGTTGCAATGGCAAAAGGCGGTTGCGCACCAATGCGCAAAGGCGGCATGATGGAAACCGCTATGCATGAGCGTAATGAGCGCGATGAGATTCGTCGCGTTGAGAAAGAGCTAAAGAGCCATGAAGGTAAAGCTGCTTCTAAAGCTCACAAAGGCTTGAAAAAAGGCGGCATGATGACTGGTGGTGGAATGCACATGATGCCTAATGGCAAAATGATGAAAGGCTCTGCCATGAAAAAAGGCGGTAAAGCCTGCGCTACTGGTGGTGTTGTTAATGGGCAAACCGGCTACAAAATGGGCGGTTCAATTCCTAAGAGCGGCATTATCAAATCTGAAAAAGGTCGTTCAACAATATCTAGCGGCGCAAACCCAAAGCAATTTAAGGGTCCAACAGGTGTTGTGAAATCATCAAAAGCTATGCCAGCTGGTTTTAAAACTGGTGGCAAAACTGTTAAAGGCTGTAGATAATAAAGCTTGGGGCTACGGCCCCGGCTTTTTTATAACTTCGGAGAAATAAATGAGTACTTTAGCAAATGTATTTTCTGCGCACGCTGAATCAACGGGCTCAATTTACGCTGGAGCAACAAACCTTGCTGGGTATCAAGTAGCGCCCGGTGGGTTGGCTGGTCAGATGGTATTTCGCGATGGCGGGTCTGGTGGAACTATTAAACTGGTGGTTAATGTTCCTGCAACTCCAGCAACTCCAATCTCAACGCTAATACCCGGTAACGGTATTCGCTTTAATACAAATATTCATGTCACGTTGCCCGGTACTGCGGCTGTGACTATTTTCTGCGGCTAATCATGCCACTAATCAAATCTAAATCTAAAGAGGCTTTTGGCAAGAATGTTGCTACTGAAATAAAGGCAGGTAAGCCTAGAAATCAAGCAGTTGCAATTGCGTATGCAACTAAGAATGCTGCGCCTAAGAAAAATGGCGGCGCGGTCGAATCTTTAAAAAAAGCTGGCTTTTATGAAGAAGGTAAAAGCAAATCAGATCGTTTGAAAATTGTTAGTGACGCAACTACTAAGCCTGAAAGAATACAAATTGTGGAAAAAGTATTTTCAAACAAAAAGATGAAATCGGGCGGCAAAGTTGGCTTGTGGGATAACATACATGCCAAGCGTGAGCGCATTAAAGCTGGCTCTGGTGAGCGTATGCGCAAACCCGGCAGTGAAGGCGCGCCAACTAAAGCTGATTTTAAAGCAGCTGCTGGTAAAATGGCAAAAGGTGGCGAGCCAAGATTATCTGTAAGTCGTGGCGAAAAGCTACCTACAGAGCAAGGCGCAGGTCTTACAGCTAAGGGTAGAGCAAAGTACAATAATGCTACAGGCTCTAATTTAAAAGCACCAGCGCCTAACCCAAAGACTAAAGCAGATGCAGATAGAAAAAAATCTTTTTGCGCTAGAATGTCAGGTATGCCTGGGCCTGCTAAAGATGAAAAAGGGCGGCCTACTCGTAAAGCTGCATCTCTTAAACGTTGGAATTGCCCCGGCTGGTAAAATATGAGCACATCAGGTACCGTAGGTCAAACAGTCATTACAGTTCAGCAGTTGATTGACCATGGCGCTCGTCGCGCTGGTAAATTGGCAGAAGAACTTACAAATGAGCAGGTATTGGCTTCAAAAGAGAGCCTGTACTACCTACTATCTAATTTAGCCAATCGTGGCATACAATACTGGTGCATCAATAAGGTGATTATGGGGCTTATTCCAGATCAGTCTTTCTATTACTTACCAGTAGGCACGGTTGATGTACTAAATGCTAACTATCGCACTGTAACAGCGGTTACGCAAGGGGCTAACAGTTCTTCAGGCGTAACTGCCAATGCTTTTAACGGAACTGGGGATGGAATTTGTCAGCTTACTACTAATACTGGCTATATTGGTATTAGTAATGGATCAGGCAATCCGGTTTACATTGCTACTATTGGTATTTTGCCTGCTATTAGCGGATCAGTTACTATAGACTTACAATTCTCTGAAGATGGCACTACATGGGAGAATATTTATTCACCCGGTGCAACAACTTGGACAGAAGGCATGTGGATCTATTATGATCTACCTACTTCAGCTACAGCTCCATATTGGAGAATTAAGCAATCTGCTGGTGTCAACATGGGCGTTTTTCAAGTAGTATTTGGCACTATGCCTATTGCTATACCTATGGCGCGTATGAATAGAGATGACTATTCTAATTTGCCTAATAGAAATTTTCAAAGTCTAAGACCTTTGCAATATTGGTTTAATAGGACTATCAATCAACCAAACATGGAATTGTGGCCAGTGCCAAACAGCATTCAACCACAATTAGAGTTATGGTTGCATCGACAAATTCAAGATGTAGGCGAGCTCTCTGGTGAAATTGAGATTCCACAACGTTGGTATTTGGCAGTACAAAATATGTTAGCGCATCAAATGGCTATGGAATTACCGTCCGTAGATCCTGCACGTATTACTTATTGTGAGCAGCAAGCTGAGAAATATTGGTTGCAAGCTGAACAAGAAGAACGTGACAAGTCGCCTATTTATTTTGCGCCAAACATTAGCCCCTATACAAGGTAAGTAGTCTATGCCAAAATGGCTTGACACTCGAGGCAATACGGTACTTAGTATCGCAATTTGCGATCGTTGTAAAATGAAAAGGGCCTATTCAGATCTTCAACCTG